GCAAGAAAAAAGTTGCAAAAAAAAGAGGTGGCGGAAGCATGGTTAAGAAAAAAGCCAATGGCGGAAGCATGGTTAAGAAAAGAGCTGGCGGTGGTACAGTTAAGAAAAAAGCTGGAGTTAAGAAAAGAGCCAATGGCGGAAGCATGGTTAAAAAAAGAGCTGGCGGTGGCGGTATTAACCAACACAAAAGAATGGCAATGGGATTAAAAGACGGTGGTCCAGTTGGTAAAAAACAACAAGGGTTTAAAGATCGTAAAGATGAATCTATTGCTATGAGAGTTAAAAAGAAAAGAACACCAGCTCAATTAAAAGCAAGCCGTAATGAATCTTATGGTAAGTTTGGTAAAGGAACTGGTAAAGGAGTAATTAATAAACGTGGTGGCGGAATAGCTAAACGTGGCACTGGTATTGCCAAGTAGTAAATGCCAACATACTCTTCTACAGCAAATTTTGACCTTCAAATTGATACTTTAGTTGAAGAGGCTTACGAGCGTTGCGGTTTACAAGATAGATCTGGTTATCATCTAAAAACCGCAAAGCGTTCGTTAAACCTCATGATAGCTGAGTGGGCAAATAGAGGTTTAAATCTTTGGACAATAACTGAAAGGTCTGCAACAGTTGCAGCAGATGCCACGCAGTTATCAGGTACAACTTTGTATCCTGTTAACGCTGCAGGTAATGCATCTACAGCAGGAGATGAAGCAGAAATAATTGATATTACAGAAGCTGTTATAAGAGATAGTAGTAACAATGATTACTCAATGACAAGAATAGGACGAAGTTCTTATTTGGATTACACTGTAAAAACATCCAAGGGTCGTCCTAGTCAATTTTATTTTGAAAGAACTATTTTACCAAAAGTGTTTTTATTTCCTGCTGCACAGGAAGCTTATACTTTTAAATATTACGCATCTATTAGAATGTTAGATATAGATACATATCCAACAAATGCACAAATACCTTTTCGTTTTTTACCGTGTTTAACTGCAGGGCTAGCTTATTATTTATCTTTAAAATATGCTCCTGATAGAGTTCAATTACTAAAAACTTTATATGAAGAAGAATTTCAAAGAGCTGCTGATGAAGACGTTGAAAAAGCAAGTTATAGTATGGTTCCTAGAAATCAATTTATGGCAGGTTATTAATGTCAAAATACGCTTCAGGTAGATTTGCTTTACGTATATCTGATAGAGATGGACAAGCTTATCCTTACAACGAAATGGTACAAGAATGGACAGGCATGTGGGTTCATCAATCTGAATATGAACCTAAATCACCTTTATTAGATCCAAGAAATCATCCTGTTGATTATGAAGCTTTAGAACATTCAAAAGGTCAAGTTGTTAGTGTTACTATACCTCTTGGTGGTATTTACATAAATGATGAACCTACTTCAACTACTATGAGTCAAGGAGGTTCTAATGGTGTTTCTCCTGCAATTGGAGCTAATAGTTTTCAAACTGTTTTACAAACTATACAACAATTTAATCCTATACCTGCACCAGGAGCTTTAGAAACAGTTCAAGTTAGAACAATGCAACCTTTAAATGGTAGTTCACAAGCTAATCAAGATACTATAATGAATACACAATTAGGTGTAGCAACGGTGGTAATATCATGACAACTTTTTCAGAATTACAAACACAAATTAGAAATTATACTGAAACATCTTCTGATGTTTTAACAGATACGGTGGTTAATGATTTTATTTCTCAAGCGGAACTTCGTATATTTAGAGAAGTAGATTTAGATTGTTTTAGATCTTATCAATTTACTACTTTAAGTGTAGGAAATGAATTTATTGTATTACCAGGAGCAACGCCAAGCACAATGGCTTTTGTTCGTACCGCATCCATATACCCAACTACAGGAACAGACGCTAACGTCAGAAGTTACTTATTACAAAAAGATATTAGTTATATGACTGAATATTGGCCAAACAGAACATCTCAAGGCAAACCAAGATATTATGCTATGTGGGATCAAAACACATTATATGTTGCTCCAACTCCCGATGTAGCATATAATATAGAATTAGCTTTGAATCGTAATGAAACAGGGCTTTCCGCAACTAACACAACAAGTTGGGTTAGTACAAATGCGCCACAAGTATTGTTGTATGCTTGTCTTATTGAGGCTTTTAAATATCTCAAAGGACCATATGACTTACTTGCACAATATGAAAAAAGCTATCAAGAAGCTGTACAAAGACTTGCAATAGAACAACAAGGAAGAAGACGAAGAGATGAATACCAAGACGGTGTTATTCGTTTACCTTTGCCTTCACAACAACCATAGGAGAAAAAAAATGGCAATAACACAAGCAGTTTGCAATACATTTAAAAGAGATCTGTTAAAAGGATTTCATGATTTTGCAAGTGGTGGTAGTGTTTTTAAAATTGCATTGTTTACATCAAGTGCAAGTTTAGGAGCAGGTACTGAAGACTATTCAACAACAAATGAAATAACAAACACATCTGGTTCTGCTTACACAGCAGGCGGTGAAACTTTAACTGGTCAATCAGTTACAGGCAGTGATTCAGCAACAACAGCATATGTAGATTTTTCAAATGACCCTCAGTGGACATCTGCAAGTTTTACAGCTAATGGAGCAATGATTTACAACACAACTACTGATGGCGGTTCGGGAACAACGGATGCAGTTTGTATTTTAGCTTTTGGTTCTGACTTTACAGCAACCAACGGTACATTTACTGTTCAATTTCCAGCACCAGGCACAAGTACAGCTATACTGAGATTATCGTAAGGATTTAACATGGCATTGATTATCAATGATCGTGTTAAGGAAACCACGACAACAACAGGAACTGGAACAATAAACCTTGCGGGAGCAAGTGGTGGATTTCAAACTTTTGTTGCGGGGATTGGTACGACCAATACAACGTATTATGCTATTGTCGCTCAATCTGGCACAGAGTATGAAATTGGTATTGGCACAGTAACTGATGCAACACCTGATACGTTATCTAGAACAACAATACTTGAAAGTACAAATGGTGATGCTGCTGTAAATTTTTCAGCAGGTACAAAAGATGTATTTTGTACATATCCAGCGAAACGTGCACCATCTCCTAGCATGGATCCAACAGCATATGTAACAACACATAATTCTACTTTAAGTGATGATCAAACAATAGATTCAGGAGTTTTAGCAGGACCTGTAACAATTACAGGGACACAAACAGTAACAGGTAATTTGGTAATAATATAATGGCATCAGAAATTAAAGTTAATAAAATCTCTCCAGCGTCGGGAACTTCTTTCACGATGGGGGATTCAGGTGACACATTTACGATTCCGTCAGGAGCCACGATCACAAATGATGGCACTGCAAACGGATTTGGTGATAGTTTAGAATGGCAAACATCAGATATTAAGACAAGCACCTTTACAGCAGTGGCTGGTAAAGGTTATTTTGTTAATACTACTGGTGGTGCTATAACAGTTAATCTTCCAGCGGGAAGTGCAGGAGCACAAATAGGTTTATTAGATTACGCAGGTACATGGGACACAAATAATTGTACTGTATCAGCTAATGGTTCAGAAAAAATTCAAGGCGGTACAAGCGACGCAACTTTTTCTAGAGATAGAGAAGCCTTACAAATAGTTTATGTAGACTCAACTCAAGGTTGGGTAATTACATCAGTTGCTGATCAAGGTGGAACTCAACAAGCTTATGTTACAGCAACAGGTGGAACTATAACAACAAGTGGTGATTACAAAATTCATACATTTACTTCTTCAGGTATATTTACGGTAACTGCTGCAGGTAATTCTATAGGTTCTAATTCAGTAGATTATCTTATAGTTGCAGGTGGTGGAGGAGGTGCAGTTCAATCATCAGGTCCTCAAGGTGGCGCTGGTGGCGCTGGTGCAGGTGGGTTAAGACAAAATTATCCAAATCCTGCGACAGGTGGAACACCTGTTTCAGTACAAGCTTATCCCGTAACAGTAGGGGCAGGTGGCGCAGGAGGAACAGGAAGAGCTCCAAATGGTGCTGCTTCTGTTTGGAACAGTGTGTCCTCTGCTGGAGGCGGTGGCGGTGGCGGTGGACCTGATGGTCCTCAAGCTGTTGGTCAAAATGGTGGTTCTGGTGGCGGTGGCGCTTATTCAAATGGTTCTGGTGGTTCTGGAAATACTCCTCCTGTAAGTCCCTCTCAAGGTAATGGTGGAGGTAATGGTAGTCCTGGTGGTTATGGAGGAGGCGGTGGCGGTGGTCACGCTACTCCTGGTACTGACAATACAAATCAATCAGGTGGACAACTTGGTGGCAATGGATCAGCTGTTACTATTACAGGTTCTTCTGTAACTTATGCTGGCGGAGGTGCTGGCGGTTCATATGGTGAAGGCGGAGCGTCTGGGCCTGCTCCAGGCGGCGGTGGAATTGGCGGTAAAGGCTGCACATCCCCTGTGCCTCAAAGAGTTGGTGGTAATGGCACTGCTAATACAGGCGGTGGCGGTGGCGGTTCTGGTCCAGGATCAGGAGGTCCAACTCCTCCTCCAGCAGGCGGTGGAACTGGCGGTTCAGGCGTGGTTGTACTTAGATACAAATACCAAAACTAATGATATGGCAAATGTACGAATTCGTGATCAAGGAAAACTTACACTAAAAGATTCAGATAATTCTAACGAAGTATCTTTACAAAGTCCTTCTACTGTTGCAGCAGATCAAGACTTTATTGTTCCTAACGCTGATGGTTCAGCAAATAATATTATTACAACAAATGCTTCAGGCACATTATCTTTTACCGATATAAATACTTTAGTTGCTTCAGATATTGATTGGCAAACAGGAGATATTAAAACAGGTGATTTTACAGCGGTTGCAGGAAAAGGTTTTTTTGTTAATACAACATCAGGTGCAATCACTGCTACTTTACCAGCAAGTCCAAGTGCAG